CCATCTCGAATGACTTGCACAGTTTCGCCTTCAAGATGGTCCATAGTGACCGAAGACGCTGCACCGCCAGACTTGGCAGAGTCCAGATAGATCGCATCATCAAACAACTCCACAAGATAAACGTCAGCGCCATTAACAGTACGCTTGACCACAGTATATATAGAATCAACGTCCACACCGACATTCAGGAACTCCCCGTCTGTGGTCCACTCAGACGGCGCAATGACGTTCTGTGATCGTAACAATGTGTAACAAACGATAGAGCCATCATCGTCGTTCACGATCAGAAGTCGGTCGCCCTCGTCTGTGCTGGTTGATACGCGCGTTGCCATTTCGCTTGGCGATTTCAGTAGATGCGAAGAAAGCAGCGAAACTTTGGCAGATGTGTATGCGCTCTGCACGTCTGCAAAGACAAAATCTTGTAACGCCTTGCCCTGTCGCTGAATGAACAGCGTCGCACCGTCAATGTTTTGCAGGCGGATGCCCGGCCTCATGCCGTAAGCAGACTGCTGCTTGACGATCAGGTTGGCGGGCGTGATCGGATCATCAAGTGACTGCGGCACATAGAACTCACCGCCAGTCGTGAAGATTTGCAGGTGACGCCCAGAGTAGATGTCAACGATAGCGTTGAACGTACCTGTGTCCAACGTAGCCTCAACGGAACTATCGTCTAGCTGCTCGCCCGGATCAAAGTTGAAGAAATCGCTAACGCGCGATCCCCACAGCGTTGACGGCAAGGACTTGCTACCACCAAAGAACAACCGGCCCTCGTGAAACACCACGCTACGCGGATAGCCGCGTGTCGTGGACCACGCTTCTTCGTGACCATGCTCGCTTTCCCAGTTACCGCTGGTGATCGCGCTGGTGTCGAAGAACGGAATCTCAACGTAAGCCTTAACGCTTGTGTTGGTGAGAAAGTCTGTAATTCGGGCACGCCCAAAGCCATCAAGCGAGTTAATGTATTCCCCGACAGAGGCTTCTTTGAACGCCTTGATGTCGTATTGGGACGTAGCGTCAGGCGCGGTGTCCCATGCCGGGTACACCGTCGCGACTTTTGTTGATGCCACATAATCTTCAACGTGGCGTGTTTGCCCCGATCCTGTCCCGGCTGTGATCTCAATGAACATGCCGTTGGGCTGATCGTCAGACGTAAAGCTGGACGCCGACTTTAGTGTAATCGTATTAGCAGAACCCGCCTGCGCTGTTCCATTGTCGGTCGTCACGGACGATGCCGTGATTGTGATGTTGCCGCTGGCCGCCGACGGTGTGATCGTATAGGTCGGATTGTGCGTGTCCAAGTCAAATGCGTACAGCGGAACATTTGAGAAGGGCACCGTGTCCACGGTCCACGTTGCGTCCGTTGCACCGCGCACAAGGCGCAATGGCTCAAGGTCTTCGTGAACGATAATCAGCGTGTCTGCCGACTGCACCCAGTTCATTTCCGGCAGGATTGCAGATGTTAGCGACGCCACTGTGGCATAAGGATTGCCACTGCCGTTAATGTTCGTGATCTGCACGCCGTCTTTGAAGACATACATCTTGCCCGGCGTAAACACGAGCATGTAGCTGTCAGACACACTAAACTCAAACGACACCATGCGAACTGCGTCAGCAGCGCCAGAGTCCAATGTTGCAATATATTTCGTGCCGGGACGGCGTATAGCGCCACCCTGCGGCTGAATAGACACGTTGCGCGCGGTCGTCAGACCGGCTTGGTATTGAGCAAGGTCTGTGCGTGCGCGAAGACGGGGGTCGAGTTCGCCGGAAGTAAAATCATTCTGGATGCGAATGACACGGCTCATCCACGAACCTCAGTCAGCGGGAAGTCCATGATGTTCTGCGGCGGACGGTCCACGCCATCAATGTTCATCGCCACGCGCGACAGACCACCGCGCATGTTTTCGCCGGGCGAACCAAACGCAAGGCGATGGTAGTAATCGCCCTTCGTGATCTGGTCCGTAATCGGTTCAGCGAACGCAGCCGCAAGCGCGTGCTTGAGCAGGTTCACAAAGTATGGCGGGAAGAAGGCAGGCTCAGGGCGATACTGGTAGTCGATCCAGACTTCCTCGTAATCAGCGTAGAGCGCCGTGCCGTAAATCTCAAAGTCGCGCGCAGGCGTGCCGCCTACCGCGCTGGTGATGAACACCGCCTTTGGATTGCCAAGAATGTCGCCCGGCAGCGCGTAGCGATACTTCCATTCGTTAATGGGATTATCGACAAGCTGCGCCAGCTTGACCTTCTTGATCGACCATGAATAGGGGTACTGCATAAGCAGTGTGTCGCGGATGTCGTTATACAGGCGATCCGCGATCTGCGCCTCATCCGTGCCTTCAGAGAAGGAGGAGATGGCAGCAGCGCCAAGCATAAGCATGGCATCGGAACAAATCGTAAGTTTAGTGTCACCAGAAGCCATAGCCTACCTCGCTAGAAAAGGGGCGGACCGAAGCCCGCCCCGATCCTATTAGTCGCCGTCGGTGGCGGCAAGCGTCGTGCCGTCAGCAACGTCAACAACGCCACCCGAGTTCGACAGAACCTGAGTAAGCGTGCTGACCCGAGTGCCCCCGGTCGAGGTCACACAATAGATCAGATCGCCCACCGCGAGGGTGTCCGAAATGTCATTGAAGTAACCAGCGGTGTTGACCGTGGCGATGGTGTCGGCAGTCTGATAGGTGTAGATGCTCGGAGCATTACCCTTCTTCGAAGCCGCAACAACGCCGAGTCCAGCGGAATCAAAAGCCATTATCTAGCCCTCCTACTCGGTGCTGCTGATCTTGACGATACCTTCATCATCAATCGCGATGGCTCCAGCGGAGAACATCGAGGAGACGAGGAAGGAAGTCTTCTCAGGCACATAATTGATCTCGGACTTCTGGTTCATGCTGATGCCCAGACCAACTGCGTCGCGATGGAACGCGAAGCTGGTACGGGTAGACGGAAGCGGCAGGCCGCCTTCGTCACGATCACCAAGCATGATGAACCGGAAACCCAAGAAGGTGTTGATCTCACCCATCGACAGCGCCTTAACCGTGGCGAAGTCGCTGCTGGTGAGTTCGGTTTCGTCAAGCAGAGCAGCCAGACCGTTAGCATGAATGACCATGCAACGACCATCAGCCGGGACGTTTTTCGCGTCCAGAGCCTTCTTAGCCGCAAGCAGCTTGGCGAGGTTCAGGTTCGTGCCCACGCCACCAATGTCCGTACCAACGGTCGAGGGCGACGAAGCCGCGTTCAGCGCGTCAATGACAAGCTGATCCATCCGGCGACCGATGGCGTTACCAACGACCTGCACCAGTTCACGGCGCTCGTCGAAGTTCACCTTCGCCTGATGGAAAATATCGCTGTATTCAGCAGCGATGTAGTCGGACATCGAAGCCGTGACCTGAGAGTAGGACACGTTCAGCGGGGTCACGTCCGTCTGCGGAACGCGGACGGTAGCGGTGCCTTTCCCGATTTTCGGGAACTTCACCTGATTGCCTTCAACATTCGCTCGTTCGCGCGTCACGCCTGCAAGCGCACGGGAAGCCTGATAAGCCTGCTTCACCTCGGCGTCGAACAACTGAACGAAGGCATTGGAAATGCCAACAGCCATTTCTCGGTTCCTTTCGTTAAGGGTTCAAAGTAAAGCGCCTTGCAGGTATCCGTGACCGGGCTGCCAGCTTGGATGTTTCGCGCCCATCCCACGGCGGGTCTTGCGGGCCTCACGGTTGTCCGCATCTGTGAATATAGGGAAAAAAATAGGCGGGGTAAAGCCCCGCCTATTCCACACGATTTTTGTGTAATTACACCGGGCTGTACGGATCAGAGCCGTACATCTTCTCAAACATCTTTTCAACTTTGGCCCGGTATGCAGGGTCGCTCTGGTACTCAGGACGGCCCACCATCGACATCAGTTCTTCCCGGCTGGGTCCGTCTTCGATGGTTGAGACATCGACTGGCACGGTCTGGTCGCCGTAGTAAGCGCGGATTTTTTGGAGAGCGCGTAGCCCGTCGGCAGTACCACCCATGATCTTGAACTCCTCAAAATCATTCTCACCCCAAACTCCTTTCCGCACCAAGCCCTGCGCCCAATCCGTCATCGACTTGATCGTGGCATCGGCGTTTGGCCCCAGCTTCTTGTATTCCTCCTGATAGGAAATTTGTGCCTGCTGGGCTTCTGCACCGGCAGTTTCAATGAACTTCTGTGCCAACTGGTCAAAGGCTTCCTGACTGATGCCGTTTTCCTTCGCCCAGTCTTTGTACGTCACATAGAGTTCGTCGTCTTCGGGAACATTAGCTTCCGAAAAAACCGATTCATCATATTTTTCGGGGGCTTTGTGTTTTCCTTGGGAGAACTTTTTCTGGAGTTCCGTGTAGGACTTGACGAGGTTTTTGAGGTCCGGGCCTTTTTCTTCGTCCCAAAACTTCTCTGGATACCAATCAGGCTTAACAAACTCTGTTTCCTCATCTTCTGCCGCAACCGTCACCTCATCGACCGTTGCCGGTTCAGACGCAGGTGGCGTCTCAAGATGGGAAATGGTGGCTTCCTGCTGCTCCTGCTGGTTGTCGTCGCTCTCCGAGGAGGCTTCGGCCAGCAGACCTTCAGTGTCGCTCATAGTGTAGATGCCCTTCTAATTCGCCGCTCTATCTCGCGGACAAGTGAGTTTTGCCCCTCGCGCGCATAGCCGTGGGACGCTTCTTCGCCCGGATACCATGTGGGCTGTTCAATGGTAAGCGCACGCAAATGGGCAAGCAACTCTTGCCCATCGTCACTACCAAAGACCCGTAGATACAGTCTGTCGATGTCGTCTTGTTCTTGCTGGTTCGTCCGCCGGAACTCAGGCTCGACCTGCCTAAGTCCGTCCCAGCCTTCGGTGAGTGTCATTAGACCCCTTCAGGTGGCGGCCCCTCGCCCTGTGCAGGCAAGATGCCCTGCTGTTGTGCGGCCATCTGCGCCATCTGCGCGGCCTGCTCCATCATCTGCTGGCGTTCAGCAGGTGAAGTCCGTAGTTCAGCCGGTACGCCCAGCTTGTCAGCAACGTAATCCGCAATCGCGCCCATGCGCGGTGCCATCTGGCCTTCCGGCCCAAGCGCCGACGAAAGCTGCACCCACTGCGTAATCTTCTCAATGTCGCCCATGTTCTGCGCCTGAGCAATCGGAGACACGGGCGTAACCTTGACCTCAAGCCCGTTCACGCGCAGCGGCATCTCAATCATGCCGCGCTCGTCCATGACGTACAGGATGCGCGCAATCAGCGGCCCCATCGTCTCGGTAATCAGGCGACCAAACGCGGAACCAAGGTTCTGCGCCAGTTCCTTCATGCGCTCTGCAATCTCCGTGGCGGAACGCGCCGACATATTGTCCGGCGGCAGCGTGTCATCCAGCAGGATTTTCTTGATGTTCATGCGCAGGTCGTTAATCACAATCTGCGACACGTTGAAGTCCCCGGAACGCGGCAGCATCTTCAGGCTTTCGCCCTGCGGTCCACCATTGCGCGCCACCGGGATGATTGCACCCGGCACGATGCGGATGGTCTGCGGGTTAAGAACACCATCGTCGGCAGCGGTATAGACGCCAGCAATCGACAGCGATGCGTTCTTCAGCAGCAACTCAAGCGTTTTGTTGAGCGTTTTGATGTCGGGGATCGCTGTCACCAGCGGCCCCCGCCCATACACTTCGCCGGCCACTTTCATGTAGCGCGCGACGATCCACGGCGATGAACTCATCTTGCGCTGTACGATCTGCGACTTACCTTCCGGCCAAATCACATGGTAGTCAAAGTCACCACGCTGCGCGTCAAGGATCGTCGCCTCAACCAGTTCAATCTCTTCGGTCGGCTTTTCCTCAATCATGCGCGCAAGGCGGTCAGGGATTTCTGCGTCCTGCCAATGCTGCGAGATTGCCTCCGCCTTAATGCGCATGCGGCGATACACGTTATCAACCTTGCCGTGCGCGCCTTCTTCAATGGCAACGAGGTACTGCGGCACAGCCGTAAAGCGGATCGGCGTTACGTCATCGCCGGGCTGCACAAGCATGACCGCCGTACCCACAGCCAAGTCCATAAGGAACTCGCCCATCGCCAAGTCAAAGTTGGACTGACGCAGCACCGAGAACATCTTGTCCGCGTACAGGTCGAGGGCGGCTTGGGCCTCAAGCTGACGATCAACAGGAATGTCAGGGCCGGGTTCAAGGCGACACCAGCGGCCATACGGCGGGAACAGGCCAGCTTGGATACGGTTCGCAAACCGTTGCGTCGCATTGATCGCGGTGGAGTCGAAAACCCGCGCCATCTTGTTCTGGCCCGGCGACCCGCCGCCCTCGTAATAACCGTCATACAGATTGCGCTGCGGCAGAGCAAACTCGTAGCAGTCCTCGTAAATCTGCCGCCAGTTATCCTTGCGACGTTGTGCAAGGTCGTGGCGCTTCATAATCTGTTCGACAGTAAGCATGGCTATTTGTCCAATCCCTCAGAGCGCGTCTTTGCTGCCTTCACAGCAGCGTCCAAAGAGTCAAAAAACTTCAACTTTTTCTTAGTGATCGGATCAACATATTTGTTTTCGCGGTAGAACCTATAAAGAAAGTCCTCATCGTTAAGAATTTGTCCGCCATCAAACACCGTGGGGACATTCACCCACTTTGAATTTGGCGTAGCTCTTCCTGTTTTAGGATCAACATCAAGGGGTATTGTTGCAGTGCGTTCCGAATACTTTTTCCCAGATGGGGTTTCCCATATAATTCGTCCCGCGCGAGTCTTGCGCCCAGTGTTCTTTGGCCTTTGCCCGTAGTCGTCCATGGCTAACTCTTTTTATGACGCGCGGCAAAGTTCGCAGCGGCTTCTTTTGACCCAAAGCCCCAAGCCCGCAGCGCAAGCGCAAGGCGCGTAGGCTCACCTTTCTCGTCCTCCATCGGACCCTTCATCCCGGCAAACCGCGCAGCAAAAGAAACGCGGCGCGGATTGGTGCCAGACTTGACAGGCTCCTTCAGGTTGCCGCCTTCCTTGCGCTCAAAGTATTTGCGGCCCGCTTCGTTCAGACCGCCGCTCGGATTCTGGTGCGCCTTCTTAACCACGGGCAGCCCGCATGTTGTCAATCAGGTTTGGATACGGGCGGCCAGCTTTCTTCGCCGCACGCATGGCAGAACGCTTCTGCTTAGACGATAGCGCCTTGGGCTCGCCCAAGTCTTTCGGTCGCTTCTTGTCCCAAACCTGCTTAGGCACTGGACTTCTTCTTTCGCATCGTCGTCTTCATGCTGACGCTCTCAACGCGACCGCCATACTGCTTGGCGTATTCTTTCGCCGCAGCCATGCCCTTCTTGCTGTACGCAAAGTGCCGGGTCTTACCGTCTTTCATTACAACTTTCGGCATTAACCTGCTCCCAACGTGGTCTGCAACTCATCATCACGCCGCGCGCCACCCGGCCCAAGCAAAGGGCGACCGGCGCGACGGGAGCGCGCGGCAGCGGCGCGACGGCGCGCTTCGTCAGTAGCCTCAACCGGCGCGGGTTCCGGCTCCGGGACGGGCGGGGGCGGAGGAGCAGACGGTTTCGACCCTACTACGC